GCCAAAACATCCTTTAGAAAATAAAATAAATGTTAAAGACTCAGATGTTTATTCTGAATTTAATTTATTAAATGCAGATAATTGGGAATTAGTTGATAGAGTTGGTTCTGTTTACAATAGGTTAGCCTTATGGGATGCTAAATTAATACATTCTGCTACAAAATATGGTAACTTTGAGAGTCTGGTACAATTATTCTTTTTTTCTGCACAAGAAAAAGCATCAAATCTCAATTATCCCAGGTATTCTTGTTTTTAATTTTGGATCAGGTAATTTTACTAAGTCCGCTTTTACATAAGTAATTAAATGTGTTTTATGCCAATCAGTTGGATAAAAGTTTTTAATTCGATTTAACTGAAACCTAACTGGCTTTCCGATATATTTGGCCTGTTGTTCTTTTGTGTAATACCAAAAACTATTACTATTCCAAAAACTAATATGCGTTGGATCTTGAAAAGCTCCACGCCCATCTGTTGATGGGGTCTGAGTTAAAAACCAACCATTTGGAGCTAAACACCTATATGCTTCTTTCATGGTATGAATTGGGTTTTTAAGATGTTCTAAAGCATCATGTGCTCTAATTAAACCAACAGTTCCATCTTCAAATGGCCACTTTTCATCTAAGTCTGAAATTATATCGCCATTAAATTTATCAATTGATTGATATCCATGTGGCTTACTAAAACCACCACATAAATCTATTTTATTCAATTTATTTAAATCACACCATTTTTCCACAAGTTCATAAATATATTTATCGTGAATGTCAAGTGTCATTTCTTGAATTTTTGCGTTTACTTCTCCATAACATGTATTGCCCTCATGTATGTGATAAACATATAATGGCTTGTCAATATGTTTTACATTTCCTTTAATATATGTTCTTGCAAGAATGTCTTGATCGTCAAGTATTTCCATGCTTTCATTGTGTCCACCAATTAAATTATAAAAAGATTTTTTCCATGCTCTAAAATGATTAGGAGCATACCATATCTTAGAAAACATAGATGGACTAGGCGGAAAAGATACTATTTCAAGTAAATTATAATCTTTGTATTTGCAACTTCTGTTTTCCCAACCATAATTACTTCCAAATGTTCTTGGTGTATAATTTTTTGTTACATCACAACAATTAGAATAAGCAAAATCAATTGTTGGATCTTCAAATGCTTTTGCACATTCTTCTAGTGCAGTTGGAAATAATTCATCATCATGATCTGCTTCTAAAACAATATCTCCAGATGAATTGGCTATCGCAAATTTTTTCAAAGCACCAATTTTATTGTAAATTTCGCAAGGAATTATTTTTATTCTATTGTCATTAAAAGGTTCTATTTTTATTCCATTATTTGGAACTATAACCCATTCCCAATTAGAATATGTTTGACATTTAATTGATTCCCACAAACGATTTAAATATTTTGGATTATGGGTAGGACTAAAAATTGATATCTTCATAAAATATTATAGTTAAAATTTTTTATTTAGTTTTATCTCTTTTTTAATTTCTGATCAAAAATAATAAAGAAATACACATGATAATTAGAATCTATTATCAAATATTCTCTATTATTAATCTTTTTTTGATTCCATAATACTTAGTATTTAAATTATAACCCCTGCAACCCCAACCTCTGTAGCATTTTCTACCGCTTTTCTCTTGTCTGCAAATGTACTAGCTAAAACTGAACGAGCCTGTCCATATTCTAAAAGAACAGTTGTCATTTCCTCTATAGACGAGAAAACAATAGCCGTATTTTCCATACTAATTAAATTTGGCAATGGAAGACCTAATACTGCTGCCTCTTTTGCTAGAGAAAAAACACCTACAAGAAGAGCTACATCAGATGGGGCAATTCCTAAGTGATAGCCACGACCAGAATCCCAACCAATTTTTTCTAAAGCTGCCCATTCATTTTCTATATTTTGGAATGACCATGCCTTTGCTTGAGAGAGAGCATCTGGTGCAGCCGTTGGATTGTAATTCCATACTTGATCAGAAAGATTAGATATAAAGTTGCCAACTTCCGAGTCAAGTAAAACTGGCATAGTTATATTTCTTGAAACACCATCTGAATTTGTTTTTATCAGATTGATGTTGTATATATCCTCTGTTGATATTCCAGAGGCATCTACCCTATTTGTCAAAATAATACTTAAACTTAACATTTTTTCTCCTATATTTTTATAATAAAATTAACAACTATTGATGGAGGCATAATTCCAAATGCTGTTCCACCTCCTGTACTAGAATTAGTAACAGTATGATTATGATTAGCACTTTCAACCCCAGTAGTAGTAGTATGGGTATGTCCTGCCGTAGCCCCTTGCGTATTTGGAGTTCCATTGGCACTTCTATTAGCACCATCCCTTAAACCATATGATCCAAATGAACCCACATTTCTTCCCCAACCATGTGTATGATCAGCAGATACTGTACCACTTGTTCCTGAGTGTGTATGATTGGCACTTTGTGTTCCTACTGTAGTTGCATGTGTATGAGAAGCCATGTTAGCTTCAGATAATGTTGCTGTTTCTGCACCCACATTTGAACCTAAAGTTCTAGCAGTTAAAGAAGTTCCTGTTCCTGCACAAATTGGAATCCTACCTCTCATATCTGGCAAAGTAAATGTGGTGTTAGAATTGCCAGCACCATAAGTTGTGCCAATAACTTTAAACAAATTGTTATAAGCACTTCTGCTAACAGTACTTCCATTACAAATTAACCATCCATCAGGTGCAACTGAACCAGCAAACAATCTTATAACTCCAATAGGGGTAATAGATGACTGTAATCCTTGAAACGAACTACCTTTTGGCGAGTTAGTTGGTATCATGTTGTAAGAAAAAGATCCAGCCAATTATTCTCCTATATTTTTATAATAAAATTAACAACTATTGCTGGTGGCATAATTCCAAATGCTGTTCCACTTCCAGTATTGGAATTCGTCACTGTATGCGTGTGATTAGCACTTTCTGTTCCTGTAGTAGTTGTATGAGTATGGTTTTGTTGAATGCCACCAGTATTAGGTTGACCAGAACTACTAGCTGTTCCTGAGTCCATTAATCCATATGAACCACTTGTACCCGCATTATGACTAAAGTAGTGTTGATGATTTGCACTTGCCCCAGTTACGGTGTTGCTTGAGTGTGTATGAGTAACACTTTCTGTTCCAACTGTAGCAGTATGAGTATGTGGTGGAAGATTTGTTTGTGCTAATGTTACTGTTTCTGCACCAAAAGTTGCTGCTAATGCCCTTGTGGTTAAACTAGAACCAGAACCCACACCAATAGGTAGTCTTCCTCTCATGTCTGGTAAAGTAAATGTATTGTTGGAGTTACCAACACCATAAGTAGTGCCTATAACTTTAAACAAATCACTAAAAGCTACTCTACTAACAATACTTCCATCACAAATTAACCATCCAATTGGAGCAACAGAACCAGCAAACATTTCTATTACACCAGTTGGTATAATTGGTGTTTTTATAGGCTCAAATGAACTTACCTTTGGCGAGTTAGTCGGTATCGAATTATAAGAAAAAGATCCAGCCAATTATTCTCCTATGTTTTTATAATAAAATTAACAACTATTGCTGGTGGCATAATTCCAAATGGTGTTCCGTTTCCTGTGTTTGAATTAGTAACTGTATGTGTATGTGTAGCACTTCCTGTTCCAAATGTAGTTGCATGATTATGATCAACAGATTGCCCACCTGTTAATGGTGTTCCCGAACTACTACCAGTAACTGTATCTATAATCCCAACTTGTGAACCAGTAGTTCCTATAGGCATTCCATAACTATGGGTATGAGTTACACTTTGATCACCGCTTGTGCCTGTGTGCGTATGATTGGCACTTTGTGTTCCAACTGTAGCAGTATGAGTATGTGGTGGAAGATTTGTTTGTGCTAATGTTACTGTTTCTGCACCTACATTTGAACCTAAAGTTCTAGCAGTTAAAGAAGCACCTGTTCCAACTCCAATAGGACACCTTCCACGCATATCTGGCAATGTAAATGTGGTGTTAAAATTGCCAGCACCATAAGTTGTACCAATAACTTTGAATAAATTGTTATAAACACTTCTGCTAACATTACTTCCGTCACATACCAACCACCCATTTGGAGTAACGGAACCAGCAAACATTTGTATGCTGCCAGATGATATAAAAGTATCTTGAACTGGTTGAAATGCAGATCCTTTTGGAGAATTAGCTGGTATCATTCCATAGCTAAACGCTCCAGCCATTAGTAAGACC